TCGCCGACTACCGGCGCGCTGTACCTGAACCAAGCGAAGACCGCCTATCACTTCTTCGACGGATCGAATCACGTTTTCTCTGGCGGCGGCGTGAGCGTCGCGCAACTCACGTCGGGGCACATCAACTGTCTCAGCATCTACACGCAGGGCTACGGGATTACGACGTGGGGGATGACTTCGCACGGTCACGTCCAGGTCAACAGTTCGCTTCGCGCGCAGATTATGTATGTCAGTTCGACTGGCCCACAGATCGTTATGGAGGACACTGACTGGGGGAACATGCACATCCACCACCAGGGTGGCAACATCGGCTTCCTGAATCACGTCGGCAATTGGATTCAGTACACCTCCTACAATGGCCACATCTGGTCACCGGCCTACGGATGGATGCACGACTACATCAACGGACAAGCGAGCGCCTATGCGTGGAGTGCCGCTGACTACCGTTACAATCAACTCGTCTCGAACACGCGATGGGTTCATGCCGGTGATATCCACTGGGGCTGGTATTATCAGCAGTTGGTCGAGATCGGCCACGCCGCAGTAACCGGGATATTCGTGAACGGCGACCTAGCAACCGGCTGGTACGGCATGAACAACTGTTACGGCGCGCGGTGGCGTCAACTGCAGCACTGCATCGCTGGCGGCTGGTACACATCCTATTGGGCATCATGATGGACATCATCGATCACGGCGAGTGGGTCGTCTGCGATAAGCCAGATGACTATCCGGTCAAGCTGCCACCGAACATCCTGTTTGCGCGTCGTGTTTCGGACGGCGTCGATTGGTATCAGTTTCAGCGCAAAGAACTAACCGCCGCCGACACCATCAAGATGGTGATACGGAATACCGATGAAGGCTGGGCTGTCCTCACGACAACCCACGATGCAACACATTTATTTCCTGCAGGCTCTCGCTTGATCGAGGTGCGTGGCGCAACCGAGAATCACGAATCATTTCGCACGCAGTTTGTTGATCTCGACAAGAAACAGTTCACGCCGTCGATACTGCCGCAAGACCGGCCCAACATGATGAAGTCGATCATGGAGGAGCTTGGGATGGATGAGGCCCAGATGAAGGCCAAGCACGACGCATTGTTGAAGAACAGGAGACAACATGGCTGACGTAGCATTTTTCGAGGGGCGGCAGACTCAGCAAATTCCGCCGGGTCACGAAGTTTATCCATCCGCTGCGTTGCGCGTGATGGCATCGCGGATGGAGTGCAATCCGGTTGGTAGCGTGGTCATCACGGAGATCGTCCAAGACACGAACCTCGGCGACTACGTCCGAGAAATCAGAATCTTCTCGCAACCGGCTGGTGGTGCTGAGCCGGAATTGTTGCTGTCTGTCCGTATGCACGCACTGACGCAGAAACAATTGGAAATTATGACACCAGCCCATGTGATCTAACCCAGTCCTCAACAGGAGACAGCAAATGTCTGATCCAGTATTCGGTATTAGTATCCGCAAGGTTGACGAAGGTGCGCGTCCTGTTTTGGCCGCCGATCTTTCGACCATCGGCATCGTTGGCCCCGCGCCGCTTGCGGACGCTACGATCTTCCCGCTCGACACGCCGGTCTTTATCAACTCGAACGACATGACGAAGACGAAGAAGCTCGGCGAAATGGGCTACCTGTCCGACGCTGTGCGCGGCGTCAATGACCAGCTTGGTGAGACGCAATTCGCGGCACGCATCGTTATCGTGCGAACTGCGGAAGGCACCGATCCCGATCCGGCGATCAAGCTGCAGCAGACGATCTCCAAGATCGCTGGCGACAGCCTGAACGGCACCGGCATGTGGGCGTTCCTCAAGTCGGCGTCGAAGCTCGGCTACACGCCGCGCATCCTCACCGCACCGGGCTACACCTCGCAGATGGCAAACGGCGTCGGCGCAATCGAGCGCACCGCCGCTGGCGCTGGCTATGTAACGGATCACATGTACCCGGTTGAGTTCTCCGGTGGTGGCCCAGACGCGGTGCAGGCGACCGGCCATGCTTATGGTCTGAGCAACGGCGCGCTCGGACCCATCGAGCTTGAGTTGCCGGGGGCGTGGTACGACACGCCGCCAACCATCGTGGCACCGCCGCCCGGTCACGGCGTTGACTCTGCCGCCATCGCTGTCGGCGGCATCGGCTACCAAGTCGGGGAGCAATTGATCCTGCCGGATCAGGTGATCCTCGAAGTCGCCACCATCGGCGCTGGCGGCGCGGTCCTGACCACCACCGTGATCAATCCAGGCTTCCTGGTCGGCACCGAGACACCGGGTGATATTCCGGTTGACCCGCTGTCCACCACTGGCTCTGGCACGGGCGCTGCGTTCACCCTGACGTGGGAAATCCTTGGCACGCTCGCGACGTACACCGCCGAGATCGTGGCCGGTGCGAACCCCATCGTTGCCGGTGCGACATCGGTCTGCAACCAACTGTTGGCCCACATGATCGTGGAGTCCGCAGGCTCTTCGATGCAGAACGATCTCGACTGGCGTGAGACGATGCAGAGTCATCGGCTCATTGCGCTGTCAGGCGGCTGCCGTGTGATGGACCCGGCGACCTCCTACATCGTGATCCGTCCGCTGGCCCCGCGCATGGCGGGCATCCTGGCGCGGCGCGATCATGAAACCGGCGCACCGTTCCACTCCGCAGCGAACCAAGCGGTGCAGGGGATCATCTCGCCGAACCGCGAGATCGGGTTCAACCTGACCGACTCGGCGAACGAAGCGCAGGAGTTGCTCGGCGCAAATGTCGGCGTGCTGATCCGTGGCGAGATCGGCGACGACTTCGCCGTTGCGTCAGGCGGGTTCGTTTTGATCTCGACGGACAACGTCGGTGAGGATGAGCTTTGGCGCATGTACAATGTGATGCGTGGCCGGGACTACATCCACCTCGGCATGCTGCGTGCGCTGCGGTTCTACTTGGGCCGCTACAACATCGTCGGCCACACCGTGCAGGCGATCTTGAACACGATGAACTTCTTCCTGCGCGACTTGCAGGCTGACAACCACATCCTCGGCTACGACGTGAACTTCCGAACCGAGGGCAACTCACCAGAACAGATTAGGCTTGGCCACCTCACGGTTGGGTTCAAGTGCGAGGAGCCGCCGGTCTTGAAGCACCTGACCATCGAGTCCGCGCGATATCGCGAGGCCATCGATGCGATGGTTGCCGATCTGACCACGCAACTGAATCTGGCGACGGCCTAACATCGGCGATGGGCAGCACGAACGGACGTGCTTTGAACTGGCGGGGCGACTGCAAGCGCCCGCCCGTCGTCTTCACCCTCTGACAGAAGGAAGCGACTCATGGCCACTACCGTCTACACAATGGAAAGCGCGAACCTGATCATCGGCGACAGCCGTCCGCCGAACAGCGGCGGCGGTGGCAATGCTGCCGCTGGCGCTCCAGGCATCAGCACGCATCTGGTGTTGCAAGAGTTGAAGCTCCCAGGCCTCGAAGAGAACTACGTCGATCACGCGCCGGGTGGCGCGATGGTCGCCATCGAAATTCCGACGCACATCAACAAGCTCGAAGCGACGTTCAATCTCGCCGGATGGAATCCGGACGTGATGAAATACCTTGCGTCGAACAACCCAACCCAGCAACGCTTCACGGCCTACGGTCTGGTTCGCGACCGGCGGACGGCGGCGGCGCATCAGACTCTTGCGATCATCGAAGGCCGCCTGGGTCGCGTGAACCCGACAGCGTTCTCGAAGGGCAACCTGATGTCGCACGAATACTCGATCAAGAGCATCGTGCAATATCAACTGTGGATGCAGATGACGGCGGGAAATACGAGGCCGAACGAAATCTACTATTGGGATTTCTTCACCTCGCGCTTCCGCGTCGGTCGCGTCGAACTGTCCAACGAGACGGTCAACCTGTTGAGGATACCGTGACCGTTGGAGAACTTGTGACGATCCTGCAGGCGCAGGATCAAAAGAAGCGCGTCGTCGCGGCTGATCGCGACGGCGCGGGTCCGTCTGCGGACATCGAGTTCGTCGATCAACGGGTCGATAGCAAAGGTGAGCCGTTGATCACCATCTGGGTCCATCGATGATTGTTCACGACAGAAGCGGCGGGCGCACGATCCACCTGTTCATTCCGTTCGAGGTGAAGGGGCAGAAGATCGAATCCATCACGTTCTCTCCGGTGCGGTTCGGCCACACGATGCGCTGGGCGGAAGGCGATTGGAAAACGTCGTTCGCTTTGCTGGTCGAACTTGCCGGTGTGGACGAGGCAGTGATCCGCGATCTTCGCTACCCCGATGCTGACCGCGTGATGGAAGTCTTCCTGGGGATGCTGCCATCGGATATCCGCGAAGACGTTACCAATGGCCGCGTCCCGACGAAGCAGGAGCCGCCACCGCCACCGGAGGCCCCGGTCTTCCACGGGGACGCGCCGCAACAGCCACCAACCAACGGCAGCGCAATTCCGCAACATCCCATGCAGGGACCGGGCGTCCCGCTCCCTCAGTTCGACACGCAACCGGGTTTTGACCTCAGCGACGAGCAACCCTGATGGCTGACGAAGAACTAAAACTTCGCATCACGGCGGAAGACGGCACCGCGCAGGCGCTGCGGTCCGTCCAGTCGAGCTTTGTCCGCACACAAGCGGAGCTTCAGCGCGGCATCAAGACGCTCGCGGACGGCACCAAGGTTCAACTCGACACGATCCAGAAGGTCGCCGACAAAACTGGGATGCCGATGAAGGCCCTCATGGGTCACATCGAGGGCCTCGCCAGGAGTGCGGCTAACGCTGGCACAACCATCGGCAGGATGGGCACCTCTGCCGGTGGCGCTGGCAGCAACTTCAGCGGACTGACGCAGCGCATCGGCGCTGGCAACATGGCGCTAGCAACGATGGCGACGCGGTTCATTGGCGTCGGCACCGCGATAGAGGTCGCACGGCGCGGCATCGTCGGGTGGGCTGCCTTCGACAACAAGCTGCGGCTTGTTCAGAACCAAACCGACATGACAACGGCGAGTATGAAGGAGCTTGGCAGCGAGATGAAGCGGCTGGCCACGATCACGGGCGACAGCCAGGAGGACATGCTCGAAGCGTTCGAGGAGTTGCGCGAGTCCGCGAACCTTGCGCCCGAAC